ACGGATGTGGCGGTTGGTGACTTTATTAAGTACGGCAACGGCGACTATCTCAACTGGCCCACTCAAACGGAAGATGGTCAGGATTACCAAATCATTCAAGAAGCTGACATTTGTGCAGTAGTGGAGTTTGAAAATGGCGACTAAACCAGGGCTTTATGCCAACATTCACGCTAAGCAAGAGCGAATTGAGCGCCAAAAAGATGCTGGCAAGACACCAGAGCGCATGAGGTCACCAGGCGCCAAGGGCGCACCTACTGCCGCGGCGTTTAAGGCCAGTGCCAAAACCGCTAAGAAATAATGGCAAAGCACGACAAACCTATTGCCCACACCACGACAGGTAAAGGCAAGAACTACAACGCCACTGAAAAGGGCGCTGGTATGACAGCGGCTGGCCGTGCAGCTTACAACGCAGCAAACAACTCAAATCTCAAACCACCAGCCCCAAACCCCAAGACCAAAGCAGATGCAGGCCGCAAAGCCAGCTTTTGTGCAAGGATGGAAGGGGTGGTGCAAAACGCCAAAGGCCCAGCAGAACGGGCAAAGGCATCCCTCAAAAACTGGAACTGTTAAAAAGGAAACATCATGTCAAACTCAGTCGCTACAGGCGTTGCTTACTCCGACCCTGAATTTACTACCTGCTACGCAAGCCAAGAATTTGGCTATAGCGCAGCGGCTCAAACTGCCGTAACGCAAGCGACAAGCAAGTCTACCGGCGTGACTGCAAACACCAGTGCCGGTCAGATTACGATGAACAACGCAGCTTTGGCTGGAGCCACTGCCGTTTCGTTTGTTCTGACCAACAGCACGATTAGCGCCAAGGACACAATGATTGTGAACGTCGGAAGCAATACCACTGGTAGTGCCGCTGGTGCGTATGTTGTTTATGTGTCTTACATGGTTGCTGGTTCTGCTTTGATTACGCTGCGAAACCTGACTGCTGCTACTTCATACTCTGAGGCAGTAGTGCTCAACTTTTCAATCATTCACAACGTTTAATGTTCCCCGGCCAAAACCTGATTAGCCAGATGCTGCCTGCCAGCAGGGATATTCGCCTGTTTCAGCAGCAACAGCAACAGATGGGCGGTGGTGGTTATTCAGGCGTTAGTTCAAATCCTGGTTGGGATGCGTTGTCCAATGAGGAAAAAGCCTCTTTTTACGAGCAAAACCCAACAATGGCAGGCATTACCCAATTAGGTCAAAAAGCCTTTGGGTTGAGCAGTTACGGGATGTTGCAAAACGCTTTACAGCCTGCTTTTGTAAGCGAACAGAAAGCAGTTGCACAAGGCCCAATGGCGTTATCTGGGTTTACCAACTTTGGCAAAGAAAGCGCTATTCCCAGCGGCGGCATGGTTAGTCCAGGTATGTCGGGAGACTTTTCGCCAGAAACAGGTTTACAAGGCGGCGGCTCTGGCTCAACAGGTTTGTACGGCGATGCAGCTGCTAGCATGGGAAGTTTTGGTGGTGCTGATGTTGGCGTTAACGCTGAAGGCATTGGCGGCGGGGTTGAAGGTAACGGCAGTCAGTTTGCTCAAGGCGGCAGAGTACAGCTAAAAGACCTGATCCAACCAGGCCCAGGTAAAGATGATGGCTACGGTGGCCTGCAAGATGGCGAGTACGTCATCAAAAAGGATGCTGTAAAGAAATACGGCATTAAGATGCTGGAAAACATCAACCAGCGCAAAGTATCAAAGAAACAAGTAAACAACTTCTTCAAGAATCATGGCTGACAACCGTCTAAGTACGTTTTTGCCTGATGACAAGGCAGCATTTGGCGTTTTTCCGCAGATGAAACCTAGACGCAGGTTGCAAGATGTGCAAGGGTCTGCCAATGTGCCGCTAGATGTGACCCGAGGACGGTTAGCTGGGTTGCTTGGTCTTCCAGCTGATTTAGCCAACCTTCTGCAATCACCAATGCCAACTGAAATGTTTGGCAATACGCAATATGAACCAGCACAGCAATTGCCCTACGGTTCAGAGTATTTTTTAAAGAATCTGCCATTAGCCCCAACATCAAGAGTTGGTGAAGTTGCTGGGCAAGCAGGCGCATTTGTACCGTTAAACCCAATGCCAGCCGCAAGAGCAGCAGCCGCAGGCGTCAAAGCACTAGGCCCGACAGCTGGGCGCATGGCAGAGGGCTATTTGCAGCGACAAGGCTTGATGCCCAACATAGTGCCAGAAGCGCCTCAAATGCCTTTAGGCAACATGATAGAGAAGCCGCAAGCACCAGTGTCCCTCATTGGGTTCTACTCAGCAGCCGAGCAAGCAGCATTGTCCTTGCCCCGTAAGTCAGGCACTGGTGATGCGTTCCTCAATGATTTGATGAAGGGGCAAGACGTTAAAAAGGATGAACTGTCCTGGATGGGGTTAGATGACTATCTGAAGGGCAAGCCTAATGTGACCCGGCAAGAGGTGCAAGACTACATTGCTGGCAACCGAGTTGATGTGCAAGAGGTAAGTTATGGAAACATAGACTTTACAAAACTTCCAGACACACAACTACAAAATGAATATGCACGAGTGCGAGGATACCAACCAGTTGATACTTATGGTAATCCAATGTCACGAGAAGAAATAGTAAGTGAATTATCAGGAGCGCCTGCAACAGATTTAACAAGATATTCCGGTTACCAACTTCCCGGTGGTGAGAACTATCGTGAGATATTGCTGACGTTGCCAGTGGATGCACGTGCAACATATAACAAGATTGCCAAAGAAGAATTCTCTAATGCATATGCCGACCTGACACCAGGTCAACAAGCACAAGTGCAGGGCATGGCGCGAGGACGAGCGCAAGAAAATTACGGCGGCGAAAGCGTTTACACATCCTCCCACTTTGACCAACCCAACATCTTGGCGCACATGAGGGTCAATGACCGCATCGATGCTGATGGCAAGAAGATGCTATTGATTGAGGAAGTGCAATCCGATTGGCATCAAGCTGGTAGGGAGAAGGGGTACATTGGCAACTACGCCAAGGGAGATGTAAAGCCTTACACGCCAGAACGGGCTAAAGCAGAATTTGGTCCTCCCAATACCGATTTGTTTTGGTATTTTGAAGTTCCTGGCAACACACTACAAATTCCCAAGTCCCGTTTTGGAACCCAAGACGAGGCAATGAAATATGTAATGACTGAAAAGAAAGTCAATCCAGAAGGCGTACCAGACGCACCCTTCAAAGGCACTTGGCATCAACTGGCGCTGAAACGGGCGCTGAAGTACGCTGCTGACAATGGCTATGACCGAGTTGGCTTGACAACGGGTAGTCAACAGGCAGAGCGATATGACTTGAGTAAGCAGATTAGCAAAATTTATTACAGCCCACCTGATTCAAAACAAGCAAACAAATTTGGCACTGTGTTTAAGGCTTTTGATAGTCGAGGCCATGAAATTATCAACAAAGCTGTGACCCCTGAAGAACTACCGGGTATTGTTGGTAAGGAAGTTGCCAAAAAGTTGCTGGATGCAAAGGGCAACGAGATGGGCGTTAAAGCGCTTGATGGCATTGACCTTCAAATTGGCGGCGAAGGCATGAAGAAATACTACGATGAGATTTACCCAGCGTTCTTTGAAAAGCAAGGCAAGAAGTACAACGCCAAGACGGGTGAGACAACGATTGGTAAAAAAGGAACAATTGAAAAATCTGGCACAAGTTATTACCAAACACCAGATACAAAGGCAACAGTTCGCTACATTGACATTAGCCCAGAGATGCGTGGCGGTGTCAAAAAAGGCCAGCCGCTGTTTACCGCTGCACCGATTGGCGGCATTGGCCTGGGGGCCGGGACGCAAGACCAACAGCAAAATAGCATAAACTCATTCATTCAATGATTTCCCCTATATAAAATGATTGAGCATGAAGTTACCCCCGAAATGCAACGCTTGGTTGAAAACACCAGCGGGTTAGGACTGCCCCATGAGCAGATAGCTATTCTGGTTGGGATAGACGATAAGACGCTCCGCAAGCACTACCGCACTGAGTTAGACATGGGCAAAGCCAAAGCAAATGGGCAGATAGCCAGGACCCTGTTCGATAAGGCAACCAGCGGCGACACCACGGCACTGATCTGGTGGACAAAGACCCAGCTGCGATGGGCCGAGACTGTCAAGCAAGAGATTACGGGCAAGGACGGGGAAGCGCTCCAGGGCATCCAGGTAACCTTTGTTAAGCCTAATGACTGACGTCAAAGCAGAGTTTCCACTCAAGCTGCAAAGCCTGTTCCAGCGCAGTCGGTACAAGGTCTGCTACGGCGGCAGGGGCGGTGCTAAGTCTTGGGGCATTGCTAGAGCATTGCTGATTAAAGGGGCCAAGCAGCCAATCCGCATACTGTGCGCCCGTGAGTTCCAGACCAGCATCAAAGACAGCGTACACAAGCTCCTGTGCGACCAGATCGAGGCTTTGGGCCTACACAGCTTCTACGAGATCACCCAGGCCAACATCAAAGGCGCAAACGGCACTGAGTTCGCATTTGCTGGTCTGAAGAACAACATCAGCAACATAAAA